CTAGCATTTTTCGGCATGGCGGGATCCATACCAATTCTGTCGTTCTTCCTTGCGCAAGCTTATCCCAAATCAGCCAGCAATAGCTAGTTGCTGTCGACGCCTTCTTATCAAGGCGCCCTTTAATCATGGGAACGCGCTCGACAAATTGCGCGACTGTGGAGGGTGGTATGTTCGTATAAATACGTCTGTGTCTGTCTGCGCCTTCAAGGAAGGAAGTTCTGACAAGCATTGCGACGCCGCGTCGCGCATGACGATGCGCCTGCTCAATAAATTCAGCACCATTTTTGAAGGGAGGATTAGTTATAATCCATGCAACATTGGCGCTCGGCCTGCATTGTAGGAAGTCCTCAATGCCGCCATAACCGTAGTCATGAACATCTGTCGAATAAACTGTTTCAAAGTATTCTTTTAATACGTTAGACATATAGCCGCGATTGCATGCCGGCTCCCAGCAGTCCCATTGTTTTTTATTTGGGCTCATCCATAATATCTTTTCGCATAATGCGCGCGTCGCCCAAGGCGGCGTCGGAAAGTCATCCAAACTATCTAATGGTTCTTTGCGCTGCGCCATGACAGCATGCGAAGTGTTCTGCGCCATATCTATCTCCATATCAATAAGTCTCAGCTTGCTTGCATTCTGAGAATGCTCGCAAGAGATTCTCAGCCGACCCGCTTCTTACGGCAAAGGAGCCATCGACCGGGAGGCGCGGGCCGACTGAGAATTAGACCGTAAGCGCGAGTCGCATTTTTTGTCAATGTGGATATCCGGGAGGCTTGACGGCTGTTTTCGGCTCCGCTACGGTCGGGCATCGAATCGACATTGAGGCTACATTGACGAACTGTTTTGAGCGCCACGGGATTGCGCACTTATCCCCGTCATCCATCAATACATACGCCGCCAGCCCGGCTGCTTTTGTTATCGATAAGATACTGAAGCGTAAAGGCGAAGTTGGCCCGGCAGCGCACCGTGGAACCGCGACAGAATCAGGCGTCGTTTTAGGGTTAACGACAGATGCGACCACAGAAGAATGCATCAAGCATGCAGACCAAGAGTTCTGGCGTCTTACAGCCATGTCCAGCGACCCGCGTCGAGAGAAAGAGCGTGCGGCTGTTGGTGAAATGGTTAAGGTGGGCCTCGCGGAACTTAAACCGTATGGCAGACCGACTTCAACGCAGGGAAAGATCGAATATAGAGTCGAGGGCTTGCTCGTCCCGCTCATCGGTTTCTATGACGTTGAATGGGCAAACCACAAAATTCTAATCGATCTGAAAACGACACATGCGCTTCCATCTCAAATCAAGATTACTCATGCACGTCAAGTCGCGCTTTATGTTGCAGCTAAAGGCGGAGATGTTGACGCCCGGCTTACATATGTCACGCCAAAGAAGTGCGCGACATATCGGCTTGAGAACGTGCAAGAGCATGTGAGAGCGCTAGAGAACATCGCCATGACGATCCAGCGCTTTCTGTCTATCAGCGAAGACCCGCAGGAACTTGCGTCGATTGTTGTGCCGGATCTCGAAAGCTTCTATTTCAATGACCCGGCGATGCGTCAGGCTGCTTATGAGGTTTGGAAAATATGACACAAGATGAAATGCACGATATCGGCTTTATCACGCTGACGCTGCATCACAGTCAAGCGCCAGCGCATATACGCTGCAAGAATATTGCGTCGTTCTATCGCAAGGACGATCTGAAATATACGTCAGTGTATATGATGGGAAATCACGATTACTTCATGGTGTCTGAGACGCCAGAAGAAGTCGCGCAGCAGATCCGGGAGATATATCCCGACCTGCGTTAACAAGCTTCGCCCAATAGCGGGCAAGAGCAAGCAGCGGGCTAGATCGCTGCATTTTGTGAAAGGCTAAAACAATGGCTGGTTTTGATGGCATGTTCGACAATGTCGGCTCTGGTGGCGGTGGGGACTTCCTGCCAATCGTGAAATACGACGCCCGTGCGGGCCGAATTTCTCGCGTTGATCGTGAGAACGGCGAAAGCATCCCGACCGACATCACGAATAACTTTAAGGCCGTTTTTGATTTCGAGAACGTCGAGGTCGGCTTTATTAAGTTTGCCGCCGGTATGGCGCCGGACTTCCGCCTGTCGCGTTTCTATGACCGCAAGCCGGTTCCAGATCCGAAGGGAGATTACAAGCCCGGCGTGCGTTTCGTAATCAAGCTTGCGAAGGAATGCGGCGGCGACATCCGCGAGATCGCTTCTAACGCTGGAGCGTTTCTTGATGCGGCGAAGAAGCTGCATGTTGAGTATGAGGCTGGCGTCAAAGAGAACGCGGGCAAGCTGCCTGTGATCGCTCTTGATGGCGTCAACGCCAAGACTTCTGGGGAAGGGCAGAAGAAGTCGACGAACTACGTTCCCGTCTTCAAGATCGTCTCGTGGGTCAAGCGTCCTGATGATCTTGTTTATGTGGCGCGTGGTTCGTCGGTTGCTTCTTCCAGCGAAGAGCCGTCTTCCCCGCCGTCGACTGGATCGACCAAGGTCGCCGCTCCTGCAGGCGGTGACGACGACTTTGGTTAATCTGTGAGATAGGGGATGGGCGAGCGCGTCTTGCCTGTCCCCGCCAAGTTGAAGAGACGACGGTATCATTAACTATGGTATTGTCTTGGTCGACCGACAACGTCGTCTCTTCTCATTAATTACAAGGAATAGACATGCGTTTTCTCATCACGATGAACATGCCAAGCTACTCAAACAATCTTGTTCATCAGATGACTGTTGAGCACGACTCGAAAAGTCTGGAAGCATTTCTGGAGGCGCTGTCGTCTAATGAGTTTATTATTGTTGAAGAGTTCTACAAAGATCCTCGCGCTAATGCTGACTATTATAGCCGCGGCCATGTTGCGCTGAACTATAGATACATCGGCAAGGTGAAGGTTCTGACGAATAGGAACGCCTATGAGCAACACAGCTAAAGAGACGCTGCAGAAGGCGCAAGAACTTCTGGATAGCCGCGGCAAAATATATGGGCCGCCGGAGTTGAACTTTGAGCGAATCGCCCGTATTGCTGAAGTTATTCTGGCTCGCCCGGTGACAAGATACGAAGTAGCCGTTTTCCTCTTTGCGACCAAGATCGGCCGCATCCCAGAGGATCCCTGCTATTCGGATAGCTATGACGACGCCATAAACTATGCTGCTTTCATGAAGCAGTTCAGGGAGGAAGTAGGATGATTGAAATCGCGACGATTGTGTTTCTCCTCACAATCGCAAGCGTGGCGTCAATTATAGCGTTATTGGTCTATATCGACATGCGAAAGGAGCGCATCGTAAGAAACGGAAATAGAAATTTTGGATTTGGCGATACGCCTAAATTGAAATCAGAAAGGAACATCGAAGATGACAAACATCATGGCAGCAACAATTAACGAACATTCTATCATGTCTTCTGACGCGCTGGATCATCGCGCGCGTTCGATATCCACCAATGCCGTTCGGGAAATGCGTGTCGCGCATAACCGCGATACGGGACAGTGGACGGACGCTGATAGTCGTCTCCAGAACGCCATCTATCTCGTCCTGAAGCGCATGGATCACATTGAGGCGATGGAGACTGGCGCGGAAGCTTACCCGCTTGTCTCGTCGAAGCAGTCGATCCCCAGCGCGGCCATTTCAGCTGTTGAAAAGGCCCTGACGCAGATCGGCGAGATGGAAGACGAAGAAGTTTCGAACGTCTCGCCCATCAAGGCGAAGATGCCGACGCAATCTCCAAAAACAGAAAAATAAGATATAATTTGCGCCCTGTCCCTCAAGACGGGGCGCAGATCTTTCGGGGCGGGAAATGGCTGATCAGGTATTCTGCTATGTGCCACACAGCCGGCAAAAGCAGTTCGAAGAACTAGGCTGGGAGTTCGAAACAGACCTTGGATATCCGCATGCTTGCTACGCCAGCATGTATAAATGGAAGGGCGCAGGGGAGCCCATATATCCAAAGGAAGAAATTACCGTTTATAGAAATATAGAAAATCAGGAAGGCGACCGTGACTGAACGCATTATTAGGCCGCAGCAGCGCAATCCTTCGTGGGGTCTTTATCACGACCATGTAGAAGATTTTGCCTATTGGGATGGCGCCTTTACGCCTGAAGAATGCGAGCAGGTGACGCAACTTGCTAAGGAATATACGCCGAATTTAGGCACGATATTGT